GCCATTTTGTTTTTATTTTAATTTTGTTTTATTATAAATATTTAATAATTTAATTTTTTATCCAGGAAATTCAGCTCCTGTTGGTAATAAGATAAAATCTAATGAAATAAATTCTGCTGTTCTAGTTGGTTGAATATAAATTTGACCTACTAATTGGTTTTGATCAATTACTGCGGGTCCATTATTTGATTCATCCATTACTATTTTATAAGCATACAATCCTTGCTTTTGTTGAATTCCTTCTAAAAATGGAGTTACTCTAGATACAAATGAATTTCTTGTTGATATTGTATTCTGTTCAAATACTACTGTATCTGCAATTTGACGGATATAATTTTTAAGTTCAATTAGTAAACGTCTTACATTTACACGATCTAAAGCAGATTGTTGTTTTTGTAATGTCTTTTGTCCAAATACTACTACACCTTGTTTTGGTAATGTTGCTATAGGGTTAATATTATTGGCATATAATGTATCTCTTTGTCCTTGAGTTAATTTATATTGAGCCTGTAATACTGTAGATAATCCACCACGATTAATACCTGCAGGAGCAAACCAAGGAGCTGATACTTTATCATTAAAAGCATATACACCTGGGATTACTGTTGAAGCTGGAACAAATACTTGTTTTCCAGTTGATGGGTCTTGAATACGAACCCAAGGCCAATATGAAGCCGCATATGAAGTATCTCTTGTTTGGGCTTGTGTAATTACAGTTCCTAAAGTACTATTATAATCTACTAAATCAGGTACATATAAATTATCTCCTCTGGAGATAGTATTTGTAATAATGCTTGTGATTTGGGATGTATGGTTATTATTTGTTAATCCTGGGGTAAATAGAATGTTAAATTGATATGCCTCTCTATTTCCAAATAAAGCAATCATACGATTATAATCACTACCTATTAAACCTTGAGTATTAGATGAATTTATAGCATCATAAAAATTAATTGCAGATGTTGATAATACTGTTCCTGTAGCACCAGTAAATGAACCACTTCCATTTATTGGAATAGATGATGTAAATGCACTTACTGCAACTCCATTAGCATCAAAATAATTTGGTGTATTATAATCAACAGATTTAACATATACGTATCTGGATTTGTTTGTAAAACTTCCAGATAATTGCATTTGGTTATTAAAAGAGTCGTAATTTAATACTTGATCACCAATTACATTAGCAATATAACGGTTTGAGTTAGGATCTAAAGTAACACTATTAAAAGCTTCAAGTATTACTTTATTATTTGTAGTATCATTTCCTCTTCTAATTAATACGTTAAATGTGCCTGATCCTGTGTTTGAATTTGTAATTTCAAATCTAACATTATCTGAAGATCCTGAAGCTAAAGAACCAGATGCATCTAATGAACTTGAGCTATTCATAATTATCCCTTCAGAAATAGTTCCAAGGGAAAATGATGATGATGTTAAGTAGTTTGTGGCTGATGTACTTGTTGCTTCACTAAAAGAACCGCTTGCTACTCTAGCTACTAATAATGAAGTACCACCATAATTAAAATAATTATATGCTGCAATTGAAGTTAAATATGAATATGAATTGCCACCACTTATAAAAGTATCTCCAAACATTGTTGTAAAATCTGAATAAGAAGTTACTAATATAGGAGTTTCGTATGGGCCTTTTACTGTTGGGCCTATAATAGCAGCACCTGCTTGTACAGGTTGACCTGTTAAAAATGTTTGGTCTAATTCATTAGTAATTACACCGGGAGATACTGGAAAATTTGCCATTTTATTTTTTTATTATAAATATTAATTTTTTTGTTAAAATAAATTATTAACTAGGAAATATTGCACCTGAGGGTAAAATATTAAAATCTAAAAGAATAAATTCTATTGTTCTAGTAGGTTGTAAATAAATTTGACCTACTAATTGGTTTTGATCTACAACTGATGGAGGATTATTTGATTCATCCATTATTACTTTAAAACTAGTTAAACCTTGTTGTTGTTGAATAGATAATAAATAAGGATTAATTATTGATAATAGTTCATTTCGTGTATTTGTATCATTTTGTTCAAATACAAATGTGTCTGCTACTTGAGAGATATAATTTTTAAGTTCAATTAGTAAACGTCTTACATTTACACGATCTAAAGCACTTTTTTTCTTTTGTAGTGTTTTTTGTCCAAATACTACAACACCTGCACCAGGAAAAGTTGCAATAGGATTTATATTTGATTGGTATAAAGTATCTCTGTTTCCCTGAGTTAAAATACGTTCAGTCTGAATGACAGTTGATAAAATACCTCGGTTTATACCCGCGGGAGCAAACCAAGGAGCAGCAACACTATCATTAAATGCATATACACTAGGAATCATTGTTGATGCAGGAACCCAAACTAGGTTTAATGTATCTGGGTCAAGTGTTTTTAACCAAGGCCAATAAGTAGCCATATATGGAGTATTATAGGAAGATACTGTAGAAGTTACAGTACCTATTGTAGCATTATATGGTACTAAATCTATAATAGCTATAGCATCTCCTCGTTCTTGAACGGTAGTTTGAATTTGGGTAATAGTAGTTGATGAAGGAGAACCATGGGAGCTTATTAATCCTGGGGTGATTAAAATATTATATTTGTATGCATCTTTATTTGCTAATAAAGAAATAGATTCAGTATAATTATTTGCTGTAAGACCTTGAATATTATTTGAAGTTATAGCTTCATAATACTTACCTGCTACCGACGGGATATTAGTTCCTTTAGCTGATCCAAAAGTACCACTAGATGATATGGGAAGTGATCCAGTAAATTGGTTTTTTGGTATTCCATTATTATCTAAATAATTTGGAGTTGTTTGATTAACAGATTTAACTCGTATATATTTTGAATTATTTAAATAGCTTCCACTCATTTGAATATAATATTCATTATTATCTGAAAGGATATTTTCAACTTGATTACCTATTACTTTTTCAATATAATTAGCAGCAAAAGGATCTAATGATAATGGGCCCCAATTTTCTATAACTGAAGGATTAATATCTGAATCGTTTCCTTGTCTAATAAGTAAAGAAAAAGTTCCGTCATTTATATTTTGGGATGATATTTGCCATCTAAAATTATCTGCTGATCCACTTAATAAAGTTCCAAAAGAACCTGTAGGGCCTGTGCTATTCATTATTATACCTTCAGAAATTGTTTCTAAAATAAAAGGAGAGGTATTATATGGTGGTCCTGCGGAATGAGCTGAAGAGGAAATAAATGAAGATGTAGCATATGTCCAATCTAAAGAAGTACTTCCACTTACTACACGTGTAACTAATAAAGTATTTCCCCCACTATTAAAATAGTTATAAGCAGCAATAGAGGTAAAATATGTAAAAGTTTGACTACCACTTAAAAAGGTAGATCCAAATTTATTTAAATAATCACTATAAGTAGTACATAATACTGGGATTCCTACTTTACCTTTTGGTGTTGGGCCTATTATAGCGGCTCCTGCTTGAATTGGTAGTTGAGTTATAAATGATTGATCATTTTCTATAGCTAATACACCAGGTGATACAATTGTTTCCGCCATTTGTTATAAATTATTTTTATTATAAATATAGCAAAAATTAAATTAAATTAATTTATTTTAATAATTTCGCCGGTTTCTGGGTCAAGATTAAATTTTCCATATTTATCAAATAAGGTTTTTGTAAATTCTTTTTCTTGATTTGAAATTTCTGTTAAATATAATTTTGAGGTTTCATATCTATTTTCAACTTGGATTTTTAAAATTGAAATTTCTCCCAACTCCAATATCAATGATTGAGTTTTTGATTGAATGTCTTTTATGTTTTGTAATTCTTCTGTAGTTAAAAACTGTTTTTCTGAAACTATTGGCATATATTTAAATTTATGGGTTTATTGTAATGTACAACTTTATTTTCCTTGAGACACGGAAATTTTAACGTAATTTTTACTTGATTTAATTTTACTAGTTTTTGACTTAGCGTGAACCCCAGGTCTACGTTTTTTTGGTTTACCTTGGAATGTCGCTACTGATTGTCCTTTTGCTTTTGCCATTTTATTATAAATATTAAATATTAAATATTAACTATATTTTATTATACTAATGAGCCTGATCTCCATGCTCCTGACATCCATACATAGAATAAATGATTACTTGCTACTGTTGCAAATATCATTTCACCATTTACACCAGTCCAAGTAGGGGGAGATGATTGGGTAGTTGGTAAAACAATTGAGCCAGACATTCTAACTTTAAATGCATCTTTCCGGGTAGAAAAGTTTCCATTTCCTACAATCATTAATGAAGTAGTATCTCCTTGTGTATTATATTGACCTTGTACGTGTTGATATGATCCGGAAGCAATTGTATTAAATCCTTCTGCGTGAGAGTAATTACCTAATGCTATTGTAAAACCTCCTTCTGCGTGAGACCAGTTTCCTGATGCAAGAGAGCCTTCACCTTCTGCATGTGAACTGGCTCCATTTGCAATTGTACTACTACCTTCTGCGTGTGAGTAAGATCCGGATGCAATTGTACCATACCCTTCAGCATGTGAAGCATATCCTCTTGCTGCTGCAGTATCACCCTCAGCGTGTGAAACATAGGCATATGCTGTTGAAAAGCCTTCAGCGTGAGAATAATCTCCATAAGCAATTCCTCCACCTTCTGCATGCGAATAACTTCCTGATGCAAGAGTACTTTCTCCTTCTGCATGTGAACCGACACCTGATGCAGCTGTATTACTACCTTCTGCGTGAGAATAGGGTCCTGATGCAAGAGTACTCTGACCCTCTGCGTGAGAATAGGGTCCTGTAGCACTTACATTTTCTCCATTAGCTAATCTACCAATAACTAATAATGAGCTAGAAATAATAGCGCTACCAGTATATGGAAAAGTAGTTCCTGCTGCACCGGGTGCATATGATGCACTTAGAGCTTGTGTTGCATATGATGAAGTACCTAGTAATGATCCAGTAAATGAGGTTGCTGTTAAAGATCCAGTAATTCCTTGAGAACCACTATTAAATAATAAACTATCAGTTACATTAATAAGATTATCTCTTACATCGGCTGCAGAAATATCTCCGGATGTATTATCTGCTAATTGAGAATTAATACTTGATTGAAGGGTTGTTTTATTTTGTTGTGACATTTTTGATTTATATTTTATATATTAATTAAAAGCATTAGAAAATGCATTAGAAAAAGCATTACCTACAGGAATAGGGGTTGGGGGTAAAGAGGTTGGAGTTGGGACGGGTGATGGGGTAAATAATAAAAGTGATGTTACTGTTTCAATACCTATTATAACTTGAGCTTTGCTATTGTATTTTTTAATAGCTGTAAGTTCTTTTTGTATTGTATTTGGAATTATATAACCAAATAATTTAAGAGAAAATGTTCCTTTTACAATTCTATTTGTATTATCTGTAATTTCTACAGTTGTAGAATATGAATCAATAGATGCTTTAAATTTAAAACGTTCAGGATTACCCCAATATGAATCAGAAGCATAATTTATAGCTTCAATTATTTTATTTAATTGATCCATATAGTATGTTTGGATAGTACAACTATATGTTAATGTAACATAATCTGGGACTACATTTACTACAAATTGTTCTACAGGAATTCTATTAGTTAATACACTAAAATTAGAATATGCATTTTTTCCATTATATGTTTTCTTAAAAGATGTATATAGATGAGGAGAGTTTGCATCCAATTTATTTGTTAAAGAACGATTTTTATCTATACTATCACGTTTAAACATAATTAAAGGAGACATAATAGCACCATTTACATCTTTATAATATCCATCTTTTTGGGTTGATTTCCAACGTTCAGGAGATCCATATATTATAGGAACTGCTAATCTATTTCCATTTTGAATAACTGTAGGACGAATTACGTTTTGAAAGTAGTACATTATAGATTCATCAATATCTTGTAAACCTACTGTAAATGGTTTTGTAGTATCATTTTTAAATGACATTTTTTCAGAACGATTAAAATCAATTCCGCTTTGATCTTTATCTGTAAATTGATTAAATTGAGAAGGAATATTTGAATTACCTAAAGATTCACCCGTTTCCGGGAAAACATAAGGATCTACTAAATCATTTGAAATTTGTTTTTGAGATTTTGGATTAGGTTTTCTAGCTGAAGGCATATCTTATATTCTTTCTTTGGTGATTTGTACTCTATCAGCAGGTACATAATGTGCTGTACAAGTAACTGATAAATTTGTACCAAAATTTTCTAGTCCTGGGTTAAGTGGGTTTACATTATTAGGATAATCAGGATCTTTACCTACAAATAATTGGTTATCACTTACATTATTTATTTCCCAATATCCTCCACCCCACAATATTATATCTCCTACATAAGGGGAAGTATTAGCATCAACTAAATCGTCCCTTAAAAATTTAAATGTAAGAGGCAAATCATAATCTACACCAAAATCTCCTG